ACCTCGGCAGGTCACCCTTATAAAAAGAAAAACCTTACGCGAAAACAGTTGTTTTCTGGGGAACCAGGAGCCAAAGTTATTGCGAATGAATTGTTACGTGAACGCTTTGAAAAAAGAGTTGCAGAGGCACGTAAAGGAAGAAAGATAGAGTCGTACTGGGTAGACACGGCTAAAGATGAGAGAGTTAAGAATAAGAAAATCACTACACCAAAAACGCGCGTTTTTACAAACGCGCCTTTAGATTTTCTTATGGCTGGTAGGAAATTTTTTACTGGCTTTAATGCTTTTCTTAATCAACTTAGGTCGCGAATATTCAGTGCTGTAGGCACGAACCCATATAGCGATGAGTGGGATGAAATGTTTCGTTATTTAGCGGAAGTAGGAACAAAGAATGCGCTAGACGTAGACATTAATTTGTTCGATGGCACTGTTGACCCCGAATTCCATGAAGCATACGTTGAAGTTGCCAATTGGTACTACAATGAATTCAAGGAAGTGGAGGAAGAGACAGAAGATGATGTTGCACGGAGAGTGCTAAATGACGAGATAATTCATACCCCTTGCTTAATGAGCATATACGATAGACGGACAGGAAAATATTACACAGTTTGTTACGAAGTACATACGGGAGAACCCTCAGGGGTTTTCGATACCGCTAATCGAAATAGCGTGATAAACTTTTTGTATTTTTTTTTGACGTGGATGTATCTAGCTAGACGTTTTTGTCCTGACAAAGCCAATAAGGAGGCCTTTCTGGAATTTGTCAGATTGAAGACGTATGGTGATGATGCAGTCGTGTCTGTTCATGAGAGTTGCCCCTGGTACAATATTAACACTATTGTTCAAGCAACACGTGAAATGGGTTTGAGCGTGACGAATGCGACCAAGGAATTGGGCGTACAGAGCGATTACAAACCATTGTACCAATGTCAATTCTTGAAGAATATGTCAGCTTACCTTAATGGTAAGATGGTCGCTCAACTCGAGCGAGATGTTATTCGAGAAATGTTATATTGGTACAAAGAGTCCGATTTTGAAGATGTTGAAGGTTGCGTGCAGCAGATTGTTACTGCTTCCACGCAATTCTTATATTTTTATGGACCGGACGAGTACAACAGGACATGCAAGAAAT